GGGAATCCACTATTGTTCCAGATAGAACCAGAAGCAGTACTACTAACAGTAACAATACCACAGTAGGGACTCTCATTAATTGTTACATTATTACCTGCAACTACAGATGTAACAATACCTGTTAGTTTGTTTCCTGAACCATAGTAAGAACCGATTACAGTAATTCCGAGTCCAATCGTCTCCAAACGCTTCGTTCCATTCTGGAACAGTTCTACACTACCGCCTGGTTTGAAGTTTGCTATCTGATTACCATTAGTATCAGTAATCTTTGTATCCGAATTTGATACTAACTTAAATGCAGATCCATCATAAAGTATATGTGCATCATCAGCATCACCAAAGTTAGCCTTTAATTGTGCAGGTATTTTTAACCCACCATTGGATGCCTTATTAATTTTAATGTTACCATAGACTTCCAATTTCTCAGAAGCAGTAGTACCTATACCAACATTAGATGTTGTGGTCAGTCCAGTAACACCTTTGTTCCAATATCCCGTTCCAAAACCAGCAACACCACCAGCGAAGTCAATCGCAACGTTGGTTATACCTGTGATCTTACCCTGATTATTGACTACAATCTGTGGAACTGTTGTAGCAGAAGCATAGGTTGCGGCACTGGCACCAGTTAGATTAACCAATGCTCCACCGTTACCATGAAATGCACTAGCAGTTATAACACCAGTGGTATTAACATTAGATGTATCCTTAAGTGTTATAGCTTCATCTGCAAGTGTTGCTCTCGGTGCAATAACTTGTGCAGAGTATGAAAGAATAGACCAGTTTGAAGCTCCAACACCAACTATCCAGTCGCCTGGATATACTGTTGAAATGCCTGGGTTGGAGAAGGTTGCAAGACCTACTGCACTACCCTGTTTAGATACAATAAAGTAATCACCTGTAACAATACCAACAGCAGGAAGTGTTTGTCCTATTCCAGTATAAGTTCTACCCTGTCCAACAACAGTTAGTTGTGTTACTACACCAACAACTGCATCATAAAATCCAGCAATGTTTAGGTTGGTTCCAAGAGCATTGATCTGTGCTTGTAGCACTCCTGACCCAACAGCCGTTGCAATACCTGTTAAATTTGATCCATCACCATGATAAGTGGTCGCAGTTACAATACCACCAGCAACAAATCCAGACGCTCCAACAACATCCGTAGTAAATCCAACATCATTAGTGAAGTGGGATAATACAGATGGGTTATTAATATGGTTATTATAGTTTAGATAGTAAGATGGCGGTTGGCCATTAAGGTTCTGAGCATTAGTTGCGATTCCAGCAGTAAGAGCATAACCAGTACTATTAGAAGCATTAAGTGTTAGACCATCACCAATAGAGGTGTAGATCTCATTGAAATTCGCATTAACTTTCAGCGCACCTTGACGGAGGGTATCACCTGTTCCGTCATTACTAGATTGTCCAGTGTTAATTAACTGCTTTGACATTATAGACTAGGACTACACGCTGTAATCTATTTAGTCTATAATTTAAACCCAGCGAAGGAATCCTTTTTGACATCTTGTTTAATACCACCAACAACATAGGACTCTACTTCAGTCTCCTGTGGTGCTACCTGTAATCCTTTAGAACTAATCCAATGCTCTGTCCAAGGTAATGGATTATTTCTCAATGGTACATCATAAATTGGATCTAATCCAATCGCTTTCATCCTTTTGTTTGCAATCCACTCGACATACTTTGTAAGAAGTTTGTCATTTAATCCAATCATACTACCATCTTTAAACAAATACTCTGCCCATTCCTTCTCTTCATCTACTGCATCTCTAAACATCTGTGTAATGGTTTCCTTCTCTTCACTTGCAATCTGTTTCATCTCTGGATCATCTATTCCTTTGGCCCAGTTTTTGAGGATTTGTTGCGTAAGTACGAGGTGTTGGTTTTCGTCTCTGGATATGAGGCTAATAATCTTTGCCGATCCTTCCATAAGCTTAAGCTCGCCAAATGCAAACGAGCACGCAAAGGAGACATAGAACCTAATTCCTTCCAGAATATTGACGTTTGCGACTGCTTTGTATAACTTTCTTTTGAGGTCATTAATTGTCCACTCCGAATTGGGGTGTCCCCTCATGCCAGGAGTCCAAGCACTACTCAGGCCATATTCCTGTGCATAGTTTATGAACTCGTCGTATGCTCTCGTGACTGAGTTCGCTCGTTGTAAAATCTTGTTATCGTTTAGAATGGTGTCAAATACTTCTGACGGGTCGGGGTACACATTCTTGATAATATATGTATATGATCTTGAATGTATCATCTCCATAAAACCCCACACTGACATGCAGGCTTCCAACTCTGGAAGAGAACAGTAAGGACTGAAAGCCATTCCAGGCGCACGACCTTGAACAGAGTCCAAGAGAATCTGATACTTTAAATTGGATGTGAATATATGTTTTTGTTCTGGACGTAGTTCTTGATAGTCAGCCCTATCTTTCTGTAAGGATACCTCTTCTGGTCTCCAAAAATATCCTAATTGTTGTTGCGTTAGTTTCTCAAATACAGGATATTTGAAATCATCATACCTCTGAACACCCAGAGGAGCACCAAAGAACATTGGTTGTTTCTTAGTCTCAACAACATTACTGTTGAATACAGTCATGCCTTGGATCTCAGATTTTACAGGACTCACAATCTTCCTCCTCCGTGGTATCAATAGTATTAAGTAACTGTTCTAGTGCTTCCTTCTTATCATCTAACTCATCACTCTTCATGTCATTAGTATTCTGATAGTAGGAAGTCTTCCAACCATACTTATATGTGGTTAAAAGATCTTGAGCCATGACAGTCAATGGCACTTCATTATTAGGATATTGTTCTGGATTGTATGACCAGTTACCACTAATGGCCTGATCCAAGAACTTCTGCATGACTGATATTACTTTAATATAACCTGCATTAGATTCCATATCCCAGAGAAGGGTATAGTTATTCTTTAGGTGCTGATAGCCTGGTACAATCTGTTTAAGAGGCCCTTTCTTCGATTTCTTAATGGACAAGTAGTCTCTAGGTGGTTCAATTCCGTTTGTTTCATTGCACACAACGGAACTGCTCTCCGAAGGCATTTGTGCGGACAATGTTGAGTGCCTAAGCCCATCGGCAAGTATGTCTCCCCGTAAAGCCTCCCAATCAAGTGATAAGTCATTTGGTGTGATCTCATCTACGTCCTTCTTGTATGTATCAATAGGAAGGATTCCATCAGCATACTTTGTACCTTGGAAATCTATACAAGGACCTTTTTCTTGTGCAATTTTATGAGAAGCTTTTAAGAGATAATATTGGAATGCTTCAGAGAGTTTATGTACTCCATCCCACGCCTCCTGTGAGTCGTACTTCCATCCATTCTTAGCAAGATAATGTGCAAGACCAATGAACCCTACTCCAAGAGATCTACGACCCAATGTGGCTAACTGTGCAGCATGAACTGGGTAATCTTGGTAGTCAATCAGTTCCTCTAATCCTCTGACAGATAGGTCACAAAGTTCTTCCAACTCCTCTAACCTACTTACCCTACCCACATTAATTGCAGATAAGATACACAATGCAATCTCAGCATCAGTAGAATCAATATGTTGAAGAGGTTCTGTAGGTAGTGTGATCTCCTGACAGAGGTTACTCATATTAACCTTGTCTTTAAATGATGAGTGATCATTACAGTGATCTATATTCATGATATAGATACGTCCTGTCTCCGCCCTCTCCTTAAGAAGATCCAGTATCAATTCTTGAGCTGGGACTCTTGTGGAGGGGATGGATTCATCGTTTTCGTAATGGCAATATAACTCATCAAACTCAGGGGTCCCAAAACTCTCATAAAGGTTAGGAACACTATGAGGGGAAAAAAGCGTGATGTCTTTATTTTGGATAAAACGCTCATAGAATAACTTACTTAACTGGATACTGTAGTCGAGTTTTCTGACTCGGTTGTCTTCTGTTCCTTTGTTGTTTTTGAGGACGAGGATGTCTCGGATCTCTTGGTGCCAGATAGGAAAATGGACAGTTGCTGATCCACCCCTGATGCCGTTCTGAGTACAGCATCGAACAGTGCTCTCAAATTTTTTGAGGAAGGGGACCACACCTGTGTGTTGTACCTCCCCTCCTCTGATTTTGGAATTGATCCCCCTGATTCTGCCCGCATTAATACCGATACCAGCCCTCTGTGCAACGTATTTGCCAATAGCCATGTCAGAACTAAAGATACTATCGAGGGTGTCATCAATATCAACGAGAACACAAGAAGCAAATTGACGGATAGGGGTCCGTACTCCAGCCATGATTGGGGTTGGGATGTTGATTCGGTGTCTGCTGATGGCGTTGTAATATCGTCTGACATAATCTAGTCTCCTTTCTTCTTTGTAGTTTGCGAATATTGTCATCGAGATCAACATATACATGAACTGAGGTGTCTCGTATAGTTCTCCAGTACTTCTGTCCTGAACCAGATACTTATCTACGACTTGTCTTAGGCCTGCATATGTGAATAGAAAATCTCGTTCGTGATCGATAAGACTATCTATTTTCTCAATTTCTTCTTCTGTATATTTGGTAAGTATATCACCATCATATATTCCTTTGTCAACCCCACCTTTAATTTGTGTTAAGAGGTTGGGAAGTTCTCTCATCCTTCCATAAAGATTTTTTCTAACTCCAAAGAGGAGGAGTCGTGCAGCAACGAACTGATAGTTAGGATTGTCCAGAGATATAAGATCACTAGCGGAGCGAATAAGAATCTCCTGAATCTCTTTTGTAGTGATACCGTCATAGAATTGCAATCCAGATTGTATTTCTACTTGACTAGCGGAGACACCTGCAAGATCTTTCGTTGCCTCCTCTACCATCTTATGCATCTTTTCAAGGTTAAGAGGTTCAATACTTCCATTCCTCTTCTTAACTTTGGTGCCGTTGCTCATATCCTTTTCCAAGTTTGTAGTTTTAATTTTGCCTTTAAGCTTTGATAGATGTTTAATTCTATCAGTTTTTGCACATCATGTCCACTAAGGAACATGTCGTTTATGTCCTTCTCCTGAATATTAGAAGGCCATATTACAACCCTTTCACCTCTGTCGATGGTGTTGGAGATTCTTGTAACGATGTCACGATTCCTCGGCTCGTTATCATAAACCCACACACAACTGCTAATACCCCACTTCCTAACATCACCGTCTGCGCCGCACAAAGCGATGCTATTGCGAAGAAAGAGCGAGTCGAATGGTCCTTCGGTAACATAGACTGTCTCATTGTTATTAATATTATCTAAACCATATATCTTTGGAGCATCTTCCTCCAACATTATGGTAATGTATTTGATTTTCGACTTAGGAAGTAAAGATCTCCCTTGATATCCTATAAGAGTACCATTATACCTTAGAGGAATGATAATGCGAGGTTCATCATTATCGACACTATCAAACGTCTGTTTCTGTTGGTTTGTCCACTCTTTGAAATTGTTACAATAGTACAAATCTTCCAGAGATTTTGCTGGAAATTTCCTACCGACTTCTAGATATTTTCGAGCTGGATGTTCTTTATTTAGAACAGCTATACTTTCTAAATCTACCTTCTCAGGTTCCTGTTTAAACAGGGGTTTTGGGAAATCAAATTTTGGTACAGGTGTGTTAGATCTCTTGCCAACACTACCATTCTTATACCTCTCCATTACATACTGTTTGTATATAATAGAATCTTGATCTTTTATAAAATTAGTAAGAGTCTTAACAACTCCACAGTTGTGACACCTGAAATTATAATCGTTCTTTATTGGGTAAAGATATCCCCTTGCCTTGTTCTTATATTTCTGCGAATCCCCACAATATGGGCACCTAAAATTATATACGTTATTCTTCTTTGAAAATTTTGATAGCCTAGATGATACGAGACTGATGTATTTGCTGTCTACTACGTTCAAGGCTTCCTATCTGTGTCTCTCCTATAATAACAGAAGATGGTGGATTTGTAAACTGTCTTAATACTTTTTGTCCGACTGGACTAACCACGAAAGATATAACAGACAGAGCACCAAAAATAGTCCACATTTTCTTTTCCATGACTCTAAGACGGTCATCGACTTTTCTGATGTCTCTTTCACATCCTTTCTTGATCTCATCTGCCTTACGATTAACCTCCCGATGTACAGACTCTACCTTCTCAAAGAGTACTGCATCTATTCTATCTTGTTTATCTAATTTCTCGTTATGAACTGCCAGAAGTTGTCCCATCTTAACAGAGTTTTCCTGAAGAGTGGATACGACTTTTTCTAACCGTTCTAAAATGGCAGAATTAACGTCCATCCTTCCCTCTGTTGACAACATCTTCCATTTTATTTGGATATGTTTTAGCTTTCTTCCATCTACTCATCATCTTTAACAACGGATCATACCCTGCAACAGGTCCCTTCTCATCAGCAGAACCAGAGAAACCACCAGTACCAACAGACATTGTTGGTGCATCTTCATTCATCTTTCTGATGATCTTTCTAATATTTTGAAGGGCTAAATGATCCATTA